ACGTAGCGCAGCGCGCCCGGGTCGGTCGGGTAGAGCGGGTGCTTGCGGTCCAGCCAGGGGGCGAAGAAGTCGATCACCCAGCGCCCCTCGGCGCTCGTGGGCGGGTTGAAGGTCAGCAGCGTGCGCGTGCGTTGGCCAGGTCGAGTGGTCCGCACCCAGCCTTTGACGAAGCGCACCTGCTGTTCGAGGAAGTTGGCGGCCTCATCGATGACCAGCAGGTCCTTGGGCCGGCCCTGGTACTTGGTCTCATCGCCCAGGTTGGGCATCGAGTTGAACTCGATTTGCCGATCGCCATCGTCGCGGTACACCGGCGGGTTGCCCGTCACCAGCTGCGGGTCGACGAGCTCGCGCAGGCGATCGATGATGCCCTTGAGTTGTGGACCCTCGCGGCGAAACACCTGCGAGCGGTAGTGTTGAGTCAGCGCCAGGCCGATGGCCAGGTCCGTCTTGCCACCCCCTGCAGCGCCACCGAAGCCGATCACGTCGGCCTGGCTCTCGAACGCCATGGTCTGCGGACCAGGCAGTGGGCGCCATCTGTGCTCGGCCAGGTCCTCAGCGATCAGGGCGTCGAGCTCTTCGCGCTCTTCAGGGGTGAGGTAGCGCTGTAGGTCGCGCGCTTGCTGCGGGGTCATCGAAAGAAAGCCAAGACCCAGGGGCCAAACAACGTGGCCAGGGCGATGGCAGGGAGAACGAAATACGCGGTGAGCATCATGCGAGGTCCCCAAACTCATCGAACCTGGCGCGCCGCTCGGCGGCCAGGGCCATCAGCTGCGCCACCCGGGCAGCCTTTGCAGTCTCATCGACCTGGGCCACCGGGCCGCCATCGGCGCCCGTCACCTCGGTACGCTCGGCAAACACCTTCTTGCGCCGACCCTTGAGGTACAGGGCCAGCAAGGCATCGGAATGCTTGCGCACGGTCAGGGGAATCGGCTGCCCGTTCTCATCGAGCACCGGGCGATAGGCCTCATTGCCCTCAGAATCGACGTAGCGCTCATAACGGTAGGCCAGGCGGCCCTTGTCTATGACAGGCTCTTCAAAACCCACCACGGCCCGTTTAAAGGCCTCCTGCTCGGCCCGGTCGATGCCCTCCTCCATCGCGTCGTCCCAGGCCTTGGCAAAGCTCTCGTCGCGCTCGCGGGCCTCGTAGGCGGTCGTGCGGCCAATGCCAGCCACCTCGCAGGCGTGGCGAACCACGGGCACGTTGCGCAGTGCCTCGAAAAACACGGGCTTCCAGTCGAAAGGTTTGTTGTTGGCCATGCCCGCAATTTAGCGGGGCGCTATGTCGACACGGATACCCGAACCAGGCGGTCGACCAGCTGGGCGCGGCGCCGGCCAGTCGCAATGTGGGCAATGCACGATTTGCTCACGTCGAACTTGGCCGCCACCTCGGCATAGCTCAAGCCCGCGTCCAAAAGTTCCAGGGCGAGGTGGACTTCACAGTCCAGCAGTTTGGCGCGCGGATGGCTCTCACCAACTCGCCGACCGTTCTCGTTGAGTGCGATGGTTTTCTGCATACCAGCCCTTTCAATCCAGTTTGCAAGAATCTGCATGAACACGAGCGCCGAGCACTGATTGCAACCGAACATACGAACACACCCTTAGGGTTGTGTTCGTGTTCGTTCGGTTGTTTGCAATCTTTCACCCGAACATGAACGAGCGTGTTCGGTCCATGTTCGGCGTGTTCGGGTAAAGATTTGCACGTTAAATCCGCAAAAAACTGCAATCAACCCACTGACAGCGTGCCGTCGTCTTCTTCAAAGTACGGGCATTCGTCGTCCTTAAGCATCTTGTTCAGTGCTCGCTTGACCCTCGAGCGCCGCGAATCATCCCCCGTCGGCTTCTCCATCCGGCCCACCGCCTCCTTGATCACGGCCTCTTTTTCGATGCCGGAGAGCTGCACCTCGGCCATCTCCTGAATTACATCGGAGACGATCTGCTCGACCGGGCCCAGTGGCTTGCGGCTCTTGTTGACCGAGACCACGGCGTCCTGCACCACGCACGACGTGATCGGCTCGAGGTCATCGTCCACCCCCACATTGACCACCTCCAACTGGAACCCCCACTGCAGCCCCGCGTCGCCGTCCTTTTGCTTCGACACTCGCAGCATCCCAAGCTTTTCCTGGACCTTAAGCACCTCGAACTCAGCGTCCGCGGCAGCCTTAAGCCCAGACCAGCCCCGGGCACCGCGGGCCAGGTCCTTGCCCGCGTGATGCACCAGCATCACCACGGCGCCCGTGGCGCGGTGAATGCCCTTGCAATGGGTCAAGGCCTTGCCCATGTCTTCCGAGGCGTTCTCGTTGGCCCCTGGCGTGACCTGGGCGAACGTATCGAGCACCACCACGTCGGCCTTGCCGATCGCCGCGGCGATGTCCTTCGCGTCGTCGCCCTGCAGCAGGTTCGGACAATCCGTGATGATCTCGACCGGCAGGTCCTCGAGCTTGTTCTCCTGCACGTAGGCCACCATGCGCTTCTTGAAGCCCCGCTGACCTTCTGCAGCGACGTAGACCACCCGGCCTGGCTTTGTTTTGTTGCCACGCCAGTCCACACCCCTGGCAATGGCCGAGACCATGTCGAGGGCCACGAAGGATTTGCCCGACCCGCTCTCACCGTAGAGCACCGCGAGCTCAGCCCGCGGTAGCACCCCCTTGATGATCCAGTCGGGCTCCGGCCAGGTCTTGACCTCAGCGTAGCGGTACACCTGGAACCGCTTCGAGGCGGCCTCCTGGCGAGCCGTGAGATCCTCGAACTCGTCGAGGCTGGCAGGGCCATGTAGCGATATCTTGGCGCCGCCATCGTTGGCCATGCGCACGAGCGAGGCCCCCGTCATCACGTCGCCATTGCCGTGGCCGAAACTGCGCCACTTGTAGTCGAGCTCCTCGCGGCCCGGGTAGCTGTTGCCCCGGCTGGACCACTCGTCCCAGATGTCCAGGCCGTCATCGCTGGCGCTGGTTTCCAGGTGAACGATCATTCCGACCTGCAGCCACTCGTCGTATGAGCAGTCCGGGCTGATGTACTCGAGGCAGTTTTTGATCTGGGCCAGCGTGAGCCCCACCGGCGTACCGCTGCCGGCCTTGGCAGCCTCGAGCTGGCGCTTGAAGCGCTGCTCGTACAGTTGCTGCACCTCAGGCGCCACCTGGGAGATCGTGTTGTCGTTACCCAAGAGTTCAACCTCGGGCAGCACGTTACCTGTAAAGGTCACGAAGCCTCGGGTACTGAAGACCTCGAAGCCGAAGTCATAGCCCTCGCGTTTGTGGCTCTTCTTGTTGCTGAAGGCGCTGCTCTCGCATCGGAAGAACGCGCGCACGCCTGCCCCGCTGGGGCTGACCTCGGCGTAAGTATTTGCAACGATGTCAGCCACCTCGGGGTGAAGCTTCTTGGTAGTGACGTCGAAACAATCGTCGAAGTCGAGAGCGACCAGGCCAAACTCTGGCATCAGCGCCAGGCCGACCCCGTCGTATCCCTTGCGAACCGCGACCTCGCGCGCGTGTTCGAAATCGGTCAGGTAGCGGCGATCTGCCTCGCTGCCTGCCTTGCCCTGGCGCCGCTCTCCCGTGATGTAGTGCGGCACCTTGCGCGGTTTTGGCTCCCCCTGGCGTTGTACGAACTTCCAGACAAGCCAGCCCTTCAGGTCGCGCAGCTCATCGGGTACGTGGATGGCGCGCAGGTCAGGTGTGATGCGTCCAGCGAGTGCCATCAGTGCCCCCCGTGAACGATACGTACGACGTTGAGAATGCGACCACTCAGGCCTATCGGCGTTACTGTTACGTTGTAGCCATCGTCTTCGTCATCGTCGGCTAAGTAAATTTCCCACGCGACAACAGGCTCGAGATACTCATGCGTGGCACCACTGGGGGTGCTTGGTCTGCTGCGTTTGACAGCGACGGTGCCGGGGGCGGCTGGAATAAAAGAAACGGACATTGTTGGCGCTTTCTGAAGCACCTAGGTGGAGGCTGAGCGAAGCGCCAACCTCCCCGCGTGTACGGGTCCCAGCCCCCACCTAGGGGCACACGTTAACTGGTTGGCCCCCCAACTGTAGCACCGTGTAAAGCTTTTAGACTGGAGTGCTGTGGCGCTGCAAGAACAGCGCAGAGAACACCACCTCACCCCGGGCCCTCGAGATCTCGGTGTACTGGCAGATCCAGTCGTCATCGATCATTGCAATCAGGATGACGACGTTGCCGCTGGGCAGCATGAGACGAGCGCCAGGCATAAGCCGCTCAGTCACGGCCGTTGGCGGCCATCAGTGCCGCGTGGAAGAAGCCCAGCATGTAGCACAACCAGCACAGCAGGATGCCCCAGCCGCCGAGAAAGTCAGTCATAGGTCTAGCTCCAGTTGACGCGCGTCCACGATTGGAAATTCAGACACAACAACCCGGTCGCCCAGGCACTTGGCTGCGAAGTCACAGGACCTGCAGGCCTCGCACAGGTCGGTGCGGTAGATCACCGGCAGCCGACCCTTGCTGGCCTTGGCCATCAGTTTCGTTTCGCGCTCGATAGCCTGGGCGCGCTCAGCGCTGGCATTGCGATGGCCCCCGGCGAGCTGGTAGAGCATCCCTCGGGATGTACCTACGCGCTCGGCGAGGAGCTCCTGTTCTGCAACGGTGGCCGCGGCCATCCAGTTGCGCATGGGTGTGATCGTTTTCATGCCCCGAGTTTAGCAGACTGTAAACACATTGCAGCAACGAGCACCACCTGCTAGGGTGCTCGAATGCAGTCGGTCTATGACAAACGCCGCGAGAACCTGCGCAGGCTGATCACACAGTGGGGAGGCCCCACGAGCCTGGCCAAGAAGCTCGGGCACTCCAATGGGTCGTACATCGCCCAGCTGGCCGGCCCCAGGCCCTCGCGCGAGGTGTCTGAGAAAGTGGCCCGGGAGATCGAGCAGAATCTCGGCCTGCCCGTGGGCTGGCTCGACCAGGCACACCCCGCCGGTAGTCACCAGCTCAACGACGAGGCTCTGACCGAGTGCGTCAAGGCGGTGGCCACTGTATTGCGTGACGTAGGTCTTAGACCAGACCCAGAGACCTACGGCAATCTCGTTCAGCTTGTCTACGACCGTTTGAAATTGACGGGCCGACTTGACGAGCAACACATCCAGAAATTAACGGCACTTATCCGAGGGAGCGGACGATGAGTCACGATGAAATCAAGCAGCGCATTCAGTACCTGGTTGAGCACGGGGGCCTGTACGACGAGCCCCTGGAAGACCTACGCAAAACGATCCGGCTCACCCTGGCAGCCGCGGTGGTCGTCGGACTGCTGACCGGCCTCGAGCTGACGCTGATCGCCCTCGACTAAGAGCGCGATTTCGGTAAAACCCCACAGATTCGGTGGGGTTTTCTTTTACCTTGGGTTTTAGCAGATGCTACAATCTCTTCACGTTGTGCCAATAAACAAACCAGGGAGATTGATATGAAACGCACACCCCGAGCAGTAATCCTCGACGCCCTGTTCGCTGCTGCGCTGGGCCTGATCTTCGGCCTTATTTTCGGAGCCTACTTCTAATGAAACAGACCAGGATCAACCACCTCCTCGACCTGCTTAACGACGGGTGTGGATTTCAAGCCGCGGTGTTGTTGACCAGCCTCTACTTCAAGGTGCCCCAGCACCAGATAGTTATGGAGTTCTACCGGTGACTTACGACCCCCACTGGCCGTTCCCCCAATACGACGAGCACGGCAAACAGCTGCTGCCAGCCGACTGGAACAAACGCCAACCCAAGCAAGATAACTACTACCCAACCGACGCCGAGGAGGCCCTGCTGTGAAGTTCATCCCCCACCGTAACGGCGGCGACTCGACGCCGATCGAAGCCAAGAAATTCAAACACTGGATCGGCACCGTCGAGCACTGGTTCTGTGTTCACGAGTCGCTCGACATGATCGGGAAATACACGGTGTCCGACTGGGACAGCGGGTACAAGGTGATGGACGTCCCTTATCAATACTTGATGGTCTGCCTCAACGACACAAAGGCAGCAGCCAGGCTGACTCTTAACAGACTGATCGAGAGCCGCGGCGAGAGCCGCGTGCTCGAGGTACTTCGCAACGCACCAAGAAAGTCAAAGCAATGAGCACGTACACACCAGGACCCTGGCGCGTGGAGCGCCAGAACCCCAGCCCCACGACGGGGGAATGGATGATTGCAGGATCTAAACCAGGTTATCTCGCCGAAGTGCGCGACTGTGGCAGTGGGGATGTTGCAAAGAATGCCCGCCTGATCGCCGCCGCGCCAGATCTCCTACACGCCCTGCTCGACGCCCTCCCCTACATCGAGGACGTACTGGAGGATCCCGCACAACTCGCGGCGTTCAAGCCGGGAGTTGTACAAAAGCACGCGCAAATAGCACGCGCCGCAATAACAAAAGCAACGGAAGGAAAGACACTATGACCACAATCCAAAAGACCGACGCCTGGGAACTGGCCGTCGAAACAGAAACCGGGCCTTACGGCACCGCCGTGATCTTCTGGTCCTACGTGCCCACGGCACGCAGGCCTGCACGCCAGACCCAGTACCGCCTGGTGCTACAAAAAGACGAACTGCAAAAGCTGCAAAAAGTTTTGTCTGACGCTTTAGCAGCCGCTACAATCTAAACCTCAATTGCCAAAGGATCCAGCCATGGTCGAAATCACTCTCAATTTTAAGACGATCGAGGCAGCGCGCCAGGCGCTGCTCGACATCCCTGCCAGTGCTTTGGTCGGTGGGCCTGAGCCCGAAGCACTAGGGGCCCTGGTGCCCGCCCCGGTGCCCGCACCGAAGGCCAAGCAGAAAGCAGCACCTGCGGAAGTGCCGAAGCCGGTTGAAGTTCCAGCGCCAGTCGCTGCTCCTGAGCCCGCCCCGGCGCCAGTGCAGACGGTCGACTACGCAACGCTGCAGAAGGCGGTGTTCGCCCTGGCCGGCAAGAGCCGTGAAGCAGCAGCGGGTGTCGCGGCATCCCTCGGGGTCAAGACGTTCAAGGAATTGCCCGAGGACAAGTGGGCCGAGGCCCTGGGCGCTGTGCAGGAAAAGCTCGCCGAATTGGAAGGCTGAACATGACGGTCGAACAACTCCTCGCTCTGAGCTGGGCAATCAACCGCGCCGCTGAGACCCGCGGCGAGCTCACGGGCCACCCAGACCCAGAGGCACTGACTGACTTCGATGAGATGGTCCGGATCGCGCGCGATGCTTTTGAAGACCTCATGAACGAACAGGAACGCCAATGACCGCCGCCCACTCCACCTGGTCAGCCTCGAAGTTCGAGTCGATCATGCTCTGCCCGGGCAAGATCGTCCTCGAGCAGGGGCTGCCAGACAACACCAACGCCTACGCTGCCGAGGGCACTGCCGCTCACCAGGTCCTGACCTGGGCGCTGCAGGAAGGCAAGCCCGCGAGCGCGTACATCGGCCGGCTGATCATGGTCGAGGAGTTCTCGTTCGAGGTCGATCAGGACATGGCCGAGCACGTCCAGGTCTGCGTCGACTATTGCAACGACCTGCGTGGCGACGACGGCGTGCTGTTCGCTGACATCCGCGTCAATTACAGCCAGTACCTGGCCGTCGAGTTCGACCAGGCCTGGGGCACTGCGGACGTGATCATCGCTCGCGATGACGAGATCATCGTTGTCGACTTTAAGTACGGCCGCGGGGTCGAGGTCGATGCCGAGAAGAACCCGCAGATGTCGCTGTATGGCCTGGGCGCCCTGCAGGCCTACCAGGGCCTGGTCGCTGACTTCGAGCGCGTGCGCATGGCGATCAGCCAGCCTCGCGTCAAGCGTGCGCCCAGCGAGTGGGACTGCAGCGTCGAGGAGCTCGAGACCTGGGGCCGCAGCACTGCGCGCAGCGCCGTGGCCTCGTGCCAGATCGCGATCCAGACCCGCGTCGACGATGCCTGGCGCGAAGCGTTCCTGCGCCCCGCCGAGAAGGCCTGCAAGTTCTGCAAGGCCAAGGCCACCTGCCCGTCGCTGCGCAACGAGGTGGCCGAGACCGTCGCCTTGGTGGCTCCTGCTTCGCCCGACGAATTTGCCGAGCGTGTGGAGGAAGTGACCGAGTCGCTGGTTCCGAACAGCAAGCCCGAATGGCTCGCCGCCTGCCTGTCCAAAGTCGACCTGATCGAGGACTGGTGCAAGGCGATCCGCGCCGAGGCCGAGCGCCGTCTGCTGGCAGGCGAGAATGTCCCCGGGTTCAAGGTCGTGCAAGGCAAGAAGGGTGCACGCCAGTGGGCCGACGCCAAGGTCGCCGAGGAAACCCTCAAGACCATGCGCGTCAAGCTCGAGGAAATGTACGACTTCAAGCTGATCAGCCCCACGACGGCTGAGAAGCTCGCCAAGGCCGGCACGATCGGCCCGCGCCAGTGGCCCAAGCTCCAGGGCCTCATCACCCAAAACGAGGGCAAGCCACATGTGGCGCCCGCAACCGATTCACGCCCGGCCCTGGTGGTCACGCCGGTCGCTGACGATTTCAACGACGTGACCGCCGACTTCAACTGAAAGGAAACTCATTATGTCTACCAACCAACCCATCGGCCGCATCCTTCTCAAAGACGTTCGCCTAGCCTTTCCCAACCTGTTCGAGCCGACCACTGTCAATGGCGAGGGCAAGCCCCGTTACAGCGCCACGCTGATCATCCCGGCCGACCACCCCCAGATCGAGGAGATCCGTAAGAAGCAGGAAGCCGTGGCCAAGGACAAGTGGCGCGACAAGGCCGCCGCAATCCTGCGAGGCCTGGAGAAGCAGGACAAGGTTGCGCTGCACGACGGCGACACGAAGACCAAGTACGACGGCTTCGCTGGAAACTTCTTCGTCAGCGCCGCAGCGCAGGAAAACGCCAGCCCCACCGTGGTCGACCGCGATCGCTCGCCTTTGTCCGCCAAGTCTGGCCGCCCATACCCTGGGTGCTACGTCAACGCGTCGATCGAGCTCTGGGTCCAGGACAACGCCTACGGGCAGCGCATCAACGCCCAGCTGCGCGGCATCCAGTTTTACCGCGACGGTGACTCGTTCAGCGCTGGCCGCCCAGCAGACAGCGAAGAGTTCGAGGACGTGAGCGAGGGTGCAGCTGCTGACGACTTCGCGTGATAACCGGGCAGCCCTCCCTTGAGGGCTGTTTGGCGAGGGCGCCACGCCGCGCGGGCCGAACCTTCTACTCCATGCCACAAGCCTCGGAGTCGAGCGTTTTTCCGCAACGAAGGAACCGCCGCGCGCCGGGCTGAGAGCCAGGCGCCCTCACCAAACAGCAAAGGCCGACAATGACGATTCTTTGGTTCGACTGCGAGACCTACTCCGAGTGTGACCTCAAGACCGCAGGCACCCATCGCTACGCTGAACACCCCAGCACCGAGATCACCGTGGCCCAGTGGGCGGTCAATGAGTCGGACCCCCTGGTCGAAGACATGACCGGCGGCAAGCGGGTGCCGGACATCCTGCGCCGACTGCTGCTGGATCCAGGTGTGACAGTCATCGCGCATAACTCCATGTTCGACCGCACCGTGCTGCGTCACTGCTGGGGTATCGACGTGCCCGTCGAGCGCTGGCAAGACACGATGATCAAAGCCATGGCACACGGCCTGCCAGGCAGCCTCGAGAAGATCGGCCAGATCATCGGCCTCGAGGATGACCAGGCCAAGGACAAGCGCGGGCGCGAGCTCATTCAACTGTTCTGCAAACCCCGCCCCAAAAACTCAACGCTCAGGAGAGCCACGCGTGAAACACATCCAAGAGAATGGTCAGAGTTTCTTGACTACAGCCGCCAGGACATTATCGCGATGCGTGCAATCGACCAGCGACTGCCCGCCTGGAACTACCGCACCGGACACCCAGAGCTCGCAGCCTGGCACCTCGACCAGCGGATCAACGACCGCGGTGTCGCCGTCGACGTCGACCTCGCCCTGGCAGCAATTGGAGCTGTGGCCGCAGAACAGCGCCGACTGAAGTCAAAGGTCGTCGACCAGACCGATGGCCTGGTCACAAGCGCCAGCCGGCGCGACCAGCTGCTGACTTTCATCTGCGCCGAGTACGGTGTCGACCTGCCTGACCTCAAGGCTGACACCGTGCGCCGTCGGCTCGAGGACCCGGATCTGCCCGAAGGGGTCAAGATGCTGCTATCGATTCGCCTCGAGAGCACCAAGACCTCGACCGCCAAATACACCGCCCTGGTCAACGCGGTAAGCGACGATCGTCGCTTGCGCAACACCCTGCAGTTTGCTGGTGCTCAGCGCACAGCGCGCTGGGCTGGCCGGATCTTCCAGCCCCAGAACATGCCACGCCCTGACCTCAGCCTGGTGGCCGACCATTTCAGGGTTCCGTTCAAGAAAGCCGAGGACCTGCTCGAGGAGTACCTCGACCAAGGCGTCGAGGCGCTCAAGGGTGGCTACGCCGACGTCGTGTTTGACAACGTGATCGGCCTGACCGCCAACGCGGTGCGCGGCTGCATCGTGGCGCCACCAGGCCAGAAGCTCGTGATCGCTGACCTGTCCAACATTGAAGGCCGAGGCCTAGCCTACCTGGCCGGCGAGCGGTGGAAGCTCAAGGCCTTCGCCGACTTCGATGCGGGCACCGGCGAAGACCTCTACAAAGTAGCCTACGGTCGGTCGTTCAACATCGATCCCAAGGAAGCCACCGGCCAGAAGCGTCAGATCGGTAAGGTGATGGAGCTGGGCCTGGGCTACGAGGGAGGTGTGGCTGCGTTCTTGACGTTCGCCGCGGTCTACAACATGAACCTCGAGGATTTGGCCAAAGCAGTCTGGGCCACCGCTTCGCCTGAAGCTCTCGAGAACGCCCGAGGCATGTGGCAGTGGGCCCAGAAAAAGAAGCGCACGCTGGGCCTGCCCATGGATGTCTACGTCGCTTGTGAGGTTCTTAAGACAGCCTGGCGCGAAGCGCACGCCAACACCAAGGCCCTGTGGGCTGCAGCTGGTGAGGCTGTGCGCCTGGCCATCAAGAACCCGGGCGAAATGTTCCCGATTGGTGAACACCTCAAGGCTCGCCGAGATGGCGCCTGGTTGCGCATTCGCCTGCCCTCTGGTCGATACCTCTGCTACATCAACCCCGACGTCGACGACGAAGGTCAGATCAGTTACTTCGGAGTCAACCAGTACACGCGCCAGTGGGGTCGCATCAAGACCTATGGCGGCAAGCTCATCGAGAACGCCACCCAAGCTTTTGCTCACGACATCCTGGCACACAACATGCCAGCGATTGAGGCCAAGGGTTACCAGATCGTTCTGTCAGTGCACGACGAGCTGCTGACCGAGACACCCGACCGCGAAGAGTTCAACGCGGACGAACTCGGTCGGCTCATG